CACCGGCTGCACTGTGTTGCACTTGGTCGCTAGTGTCTTGGATGATCCTGTTGTAGTACGGGTTCAGGAAGTCGTCGCGGCTCTTGTTGTAATTGAACTGGTTAGCCGGGTCGGACACATCCACGATGTAGTCATCCGGGTTATATGAAGCCATCATATCACGGTAGGACGTGACATCACCAGCAGTTCCCAAACCGCCTCGATTCTTGTAGTATTGCTGGATGTCCCGAATCGTCTGGTCATAGCTCTTATTGGCAGAGCTTAGCTGCGCATTTAGAGCAGCCCTAGACTGTTCACGAGCCTTCCGGTCTTGGTAAGAATTATAAAGGCTAGTCGCGATAGATCCGGCGGCCACCGCACCCGCTATAATTGCTGGAACCATAGTTCCCTCCTTAGTTATCCTTTGTCAGTTTGAGCAATCCGAAGCCACTGACATCGGGCTGGAGACTTGCTGTTAAAGTTGAATCGTTTACCGGTATGGTAGAACCATCCGAACACATAATGAAACCGTCATAAACCGTCGGCAAGTGGTAATCACTGACCGTGGCTCCCTTGTAAAGCACAACGTGTACGATGTTCTTGACAATCGTTACACAGCCCCAAGTTTCTCCGGAAATACCCCATTTACCCTTGAGAGCCTCCGGGTTGGGGTTTTCTTCCGAATATCTTACAATCTTGATATTACTAGTTGCCATTAGACGAATACCCCACAAGGCGACCACGAAAGCTTCAGGTTCTGAATGGAAAACGGAATCTTCTCGGTGGTGCTGATTTCCAAGGTGAAATACCTGCCGCAACCCAAGTGCCAAGCCGTCGTAGACCACTCGTACTGGCCAATCTTGCCCAGATAGTAGTCTTCGTAGTCGGAGAACGTGGCACCGTCCCAGCTGTAGCGAATCGCTATCCTTGGGTTCAGTTCCGTGTCGTCCGAAGGCTGTAGCAGCGAACCGTCCGTCAGGTTGAAGAACTTCGTCGAATGCTGACCGTTGTTGCAGATGATCTCCGCAGCGTCGATAAAGAACGGCTGGTCGTTGCTTGTCACGACCGCCCCACGGCGCATCTTCAGGATTTTTCTGCCGTCGTGCTCGTCGTACTTGTTTTCGTCCATATAGCACAGCTTGTGACCAGATGCGACCATAGTGCGGTTATACGCAAACGTCGCATACTTGTACCGCCAGTACGTCAGGTTGTTGTTGGACGTATAGGATGCGCGACGGTGCCAAGCCTTTTCGAGCACGTCGTAGACGTAGGTCAGCTTGGATTCCTCGAAGGTGAGGCTGTAGAAGACGTGATGGTGCTCTTGCCAAACGGACGAATAAGCTGCTTCCGGATGTGTCATCTGGACTAGTTCGCGTTCGATGTCGTCCGTGGAAATACGAACCAAGTTGGTTCCCTGCAGCATAAAGACACCGTTTTCGCCTACGTCGGAACTGCCCAACCAGAAGACAGAATTGCCAAGAGCCGCCAACGAGTTGACAGCCAGTAGGCCGATAGTGCCAGCCGCGTTGTCAGGGCTGGTAAACGGTGCGTTTTTGTCGTCGTTGTATGACCAAGCTTGCCAAGAGCGTGGACCGAAGGTGTAGAACTTCGAACCGGCTGCAATCAGTGCAGTCGTGTTGTCGGTACACCAGTCGGAGAAGCTGATAAAGCCGATTCCACCGGTCGAACCCACGCGCCAGATGTCATAGTCGATCTCGTTGTTCTGGTCTAGGGTCTCAAACGGATACAAATACGAAGTGTAGTAGGCGTCGGTGTATTGGTCAGTCATAACCAAGTATCCGAACAGGTACTGGATGTGTGTCGGGTGACAGTTTACGAATTCGTCGTTGGGTCTATGCGGAAGCGCAATAGTACGGAAGTCGACACGCTGTGTAGCGACCGGGACAGTCACGTCTACCGCGTAGCATTCCAAGCCGTCCACAAGCATCAAGTGGGGATGGGCGTCATTGTAGCCGCCGGTTTCACACATCCTGACCTCGGTGTCGTAGGTGTGGATATCCGCAACCTTGTGAACTTGCTTGGTTGAAGTAATAAGGTAGAGACCGTTGCCGAAGACGGCGTAAAGCACCGGATTGCCGTCAAAACCTCGTGAAACACGGAACATTCCACGGCACTTGCCGTCGAACTCGTAGTCAGTGAACTCTGCCTCGCCGGATGCGGAACGCATAACCAGCTGGCAGCTGTGGGTGTTGACATCCTGTGTTTCGGGGTACATATTAAGTGAGTCCCCCAAACCTACCTTGACAAGGTTGGAACGGGTCGTGGCACCGCAAATGTTCTGCTGCAGCAATACTCGTGAAGCCATAGGTCCTCCTTAGTAGAGGAAGCGACCCGACATCAGGTCGTACTGCGTGAAACCACGGTCACCATAGCTGTCACGCGTGACAAACTTGGTATCGGCTTTCGGCGTGGACACATTGTCGAGCATCACGTCGACTTCGTGGGCAAGTCTAGTCATCTGGGCTTCGTCGACACGCGGATACTTCAGTGCGAGCTTGTGGGTAAGGGACACAATCAGCAGTTCCAGATAGTTGTCAGGGATTCTGACATCGGTGTCCATATCGACCTTGAAGTTCTTGTTGTAGTCGAGTCGGAGCTTGGTCGCGGAGTTAGCCACAACCGGTTTTACCTTGACGACCCATTCGCCTTCGGCGAGCTGCACGAAGGTCCAAAACAGCTCGTTGGCCACATAGGAGTCGAATTCCTGATGCGGAAGGAAATGGAGCTTCAGCATACCGTAGATGTCGCCACGGTTGATGCACAGCGTGTTCAGCTTGGCAACGTTTGCAACCTTGATGTGATAGGCGTCACAGTATTTTGCGATATCTTGCCGACGGGCATCGAACTCGTCCACTTCGATAGGTTCCCAGTGATAGGCTCCCATAGTCTCTACTACTCCGTAGACTTGCTGGGGATTGGTTCTGATAACCGCCCAAGCGTCGTTTTGCTTGTCTTCGACGGATGGGACGTAGCTATTCATTTCCGACTGGTCTTTGAAAACGTAGTTGTATTCGCCGAGCATCGTGTCTTCTTTGTCGTAGATATGGATAAGAGCACGAGCCGGGAGGTCGACAGAGGATTGCGTAAACGCAAGGTAGTTGTCGGCATTATAGGTATTTACAATGCCTTGAAGCAGTCTCAAACCGACTTCCAACTGATATCCCTGAGCAGTTTGACGCTTCGGGACTATGTTCGCACGGTTAAGTGCTTCCTCGATTAAAGTTCGTACGATCAAGTGGTACCCCTTGATAAAAGGTTTCTGTAAGCTTACACAATAAATAAGTAGCGTGTAGTTACCTACATCCCAAGTAGACTGAGGTACTTCGAGCCAATTTCGGCAGCCTTTTCAGCACTGTATGAGCCGTTGGTTACCCCACCGTGGTTCATAGCATATACGGCAAGTGCCACTGCGTCGGCCATATCCGGAGATTTGCCGCCCAGCTGCTTCTTTACGAGTTCCTTGGGCAGTAGCGACTGTCGGCCACGCTTGTCGATGGCGACCTGATGTGCCAGCAGCTGCACCTTGACTTCGTCGGTTACCCAAAACCCGGACCGGATGGCCTGTGCCAGTTCAATGAACATCTGGGTCTTGATGTTAGGGAATGTGTCTTCGTCGGTAGCCTTTTGGGCGAAATTGATGCCCGTGACGGTTATGTTCTTATTGGCAAGCAAGTCGATAGCACCCTGACCATAGCCACCAGTGGAGTCGCCGCAGCTGGCGAGCGGGTGGTAGGTTTGGTAGGCGTCGAAGATCTGTTCAGCCTTTTGGTTGGTGTTGAGGTCGGGCTGTTCCCTCCAGTCCACCATTCCGGTCTTGTCGATAACGACAACGGCGTTGGAGTCGGCACCCAGTCCAGCAAAGTCAGCACCTAGCCAGTACCGCTTGTCATAGCAGGGCTGCTTGTCGGTGACAAAGTCGGAACGCATTACAATCTGGCTGGCAATGTCGAAATCGAATATTTCACCAAGAACCTGTTGGCGGTAGACATTGCTTCCGACCACGTAACGTTCTTTTAGGCTCTGCTTGAACTTTTTCTTCGTGAACGGGTTATCCAAAGCCGAAGCACGCACTACGCAGTCGGGATTCTTCTTGCAAAGGTCGCTGAACCAGTTTTCAGCAGCCATAGACTGTGGGGAGCTGATAAGCCTGACCATCGTCTCATAGCGACCACCGCGAAGACGGTCGGAGGCATATTGGAATGCCTGTTCCGGGATGTAGGCTGCCTCGTCTATAACCAATATATCGATCTCGGAAAGACCGAGCATAGCTTCAGGGTTTTCACCGGAGTATCCGTAGAACACGGAACCGTTGAAAAGAGTCAGTTCCTGTTCCGACTTATTGTACTCGTATGAAAGGTGCAATACGCTGCAAACAATCTGGATTTCCCTAACCAGAACACGCTTCAACGCCTTGTGGGTTTGGGCAATACCGATGATACGGCACATCGGCTTGTCGTACATCTGCATAACGACCCACCAAGCCAAGGCACGGCTTTTACCAGCCGACACGCCGGTACAGGCTATACGGAGTTCGTCGTTATAGCCGTCAAGCACAAAATGCTGCTGCCAGCGGGACAGCTGGAAAGGTTTCTTCTTATTGGTTTTCGTCTTCGTCCGGTTCTGGGTCAACGATTTCGAACTGGAGCTTGAGGGTTTGGTTTCCGTCATTGGTCGTTTCTCCGTCGGTAGACTGGTTGGAAGCTGTTGCAGTAGCCGAAATCTGTTTAGACTTGCTTACAGCATCCTCCGACTGGTCGTGGGTGAGTCCAATGACACGGAGAGCGGTTTGGAGCATATTGACACGGTCGACATCGTTAGATAGGATCGCCTTTTTCATTTCTTGACCGAAGTCAAGTTCATTGACAAGCGTTTCCAACATCTGCGCACGTACTTGCTTACGCAGATTTCTTGCCCTTACGGAAGCTTCCTGAGCCTGTTTCGCGGTCAAGTGGGTGAACTGGCCACTGGTTGGCGGTAACCGCCTCTGGCCGCCATTTGCCACGCTAGTTTTTGTCTTCTTGGTCATAAATAACTCCAAACGCCATATGTTTAAAACGACGGTGACATTCCGTCTTCTATCTAAATAAGTAGCAAGCTGTTGATAACCTGTGGATATAATAAAACCCCGCCCACGATGGGCAGGGTCTTGAGCGAGTGTACGGGAGTTACTTTTCGGCTTCGCGCTGCTGTCGGCGTTGTAGCACCTCGAACGGTGTCAACGGCTGCGGCTGGCTATCCTGTGTATTGGTCACTTGGATAGTCACAACCGGCGGTTCAGGTGTTTCGACTGGTTCTACCGGTTTGGACTGCTTGGTAGGTCTCTTTGTCTCTTTTTTAGGCATATTAGAACCCCTTTGTGATGTCGTGGTACTCGTAGACCTGGATCTCGCCAAGCTCGACTTCGTCAAGGTTGTGTTCCTTGCGGAGAGTACGGATAATAACCTCGACGCAGCAACCGAGAACCTTGGCAAATTCCTCATAAGCACTCGCGTTAATCGGTTTCAGAATAATCGGTTCCAGCTCGAAGTGCAGATTGAAGTCTCCGGCTGGTTCCTTGAAGTCCACCACCACGCGTGTGTGCTTCTTGGCCAAGTCCTGCTTATGACACTCGTCAAAGACCTTGGTCATAATCTGCTCTCGCAGCTGGTTGCACAGCTGGTCATACCTAACCTCTGGCTTGCGCTCGAACAAGTCTTTCATCAGGGTTTGGAGCATATGGGTATCGTTGTTCAGTTCGGGGCTTTTATAGTCAATCTTCATAGTTAAATCCTTTAATAATAAAAAGTGTGAGCGGCGGTGGAGCAACATCCCTTTTCCATAAGGTTCAAAAAGTAGCCGGGCGGCACATCCGCGACAGCTAGTCCGCCGCTCACACAGTTCAAATTAGTTTATTTCTTTGTAGTCGACAACGACTTCGAACGGTATTCGCTATCCCTACTGGCAAGCATTTCGTTCAAGTCGTCAGTTTCTTGCTTCCGTTGCGACTTGTATTCGGCATACTTGCGTCGGCGGTACTCTGCCTGTTGCTTGCGGCGTCCCGCCATGATCTCAGGATTTTTGAAACGCTTACGGTCGTACTCGCGTCGCTTATAAAGCCTTTTGAGCTGCTTTTCGTCGAGCTGGCTTTCGTCGACACGTCGTGACGTGCGTGCTCGGTTAACCCTTACCGACGACCATCGTAAATGCTCCGGGAAGTTGCTTTCGAGCGTAGTGTGGCCGTTAAGGTGGTCAAGCTCGCAGTACGTAAATGGGTCGTCCAGATGGTCTTGCCAGCCCTGTACACGGTCCGGGAAAGCGTCGGCGTACACGTACTGGATTCCGAGGAGTCGTTTATTTTTATTGCCGCTGATTCTGGCGTCGAACTTGATGTAGCCGTTATGGGTGATAAACAGTCGTACCAGAACGAGTTCGTCTTCCTGGATCTCTGTCTTGCGGCCACGGTTGCAACGCTTGTAAGGGAGCATCGTCTCGCGGTTAATGTAAATGTCGTAGATGGGGGAATGAGCGTAAAGTTCTTTTGAAATCATACTATTGTATC